CGAAGGGACCGGGTGCATTAAGATTCTTGAGACGCCAGACGAACGCGTCGGTATGGAACGCATTCTGCTTACCGAACTACTTGTCGATCAAGTAGAAGCTCGAGACGGTGACCCTCGCCAACTATATCAACTGAAACTAATCGACCGACGTGTTCTTATAGCCAACTTCCCTGAGCACAAAGACAAGATTGAGCTAGCCGCCAAAGGAACGCCCGACAACTCTGCTAACACTGCAAAATCAGTGGCAGACTTAGTCATGGTGGTCGAAGGCTGGCACCTTCGCTCAGGTAAGAACACTAGGGACGGCCGTCGCATTATGGCCATCTCCACCGGCTCACTTATAGACGAAGAGTACACCAAAGACCGCTTTCCCTTCGTCTTCTTGCACTACGCCCCAAGGCTTGCCGGCTTCTGGGCTCAAGGTGTAGCAGAACAGCTCATGGGTACGCAAATGGAGCTTAATTCCATCCTGTACACCATCAGCCAAGCTATTAAGTTGGTAGGCGTACCGCGCATCTTCCAAGAAGAGAGCTCCAAGATATCTACCGCCTCCCATAACAACATGATTGGAGTTATAGTAAAATATAGGGGAACACCGCCCGAATATACAGTCGCTCCCAGTAACGCTCCAGAACTGTACGCAGAGCGCGACAAGCTCATCGCCTATGGGTACCAGCAGTGTGGCGTCAGCGCCCTCCAGGCATCGTCACAGAAGCCGCAGGGCCTTGACTCTGGCGAAGCCATCCGCACTTACGATGACATTTCCACTGACCGCTTTGCCTCTCTCAGCCGTCGTTATGATAACTTCTATGTTGATCTTGCCTACCAAGTCATTGATTTAGCTAAGAATATCGCAGAACGCACAGGCCGTTACTCCACGGTGTACCCCGCTAAAGACGGCACTAAAGAGATTGACCTTCCCAAAGCTACCCTCATCATGGATAAGTTTATTATCCAGTGCCTCACGCAGTCATCTCTCCCCAAAGACCCAGCTGGCCGCCTCGCCAAAGTGACAGAAATGGCGCAAGCAGGTATGATAACGCTCCAGGAAGCACGCAGACTCTTAGACTACCCGGACCTTTCTCAGGTCGAAAAGCTTGCTAACGCTGGCCAAGAGCGCGTATTCAAGGTCTTGGACGATATCGTCGAGACAGGCAAATACTCCCCACCAGATCCGTTCATGGACCTCGCCTTCGCCAAGACGACTGTGGTGCAGTATATCAACCTCCACGGCCCTGCCAAACTTGAAGAGTCCAAGCTACAATTGCTTAGGGACTTTTACACACAAGTGTTGGACTTGTTGCAAGCGGCACAGCCGCCTCCGATGGCGGGTGCTCCAGGCGCTGCGCCTCTGGCCTCCCCCCAAGCTCCTCCAACCTCACCCCTATTACCTAATGCTCCAGGCGGCCCATCACAGCCTCCACAACAATAAATGCAAGCTAGCTAACATACAAAGGAACGAAAATGAACATCCAACCCAAGGTTGCGCCTACGGGCACGCCTACGATCTCTCTTAACACAGGCTCAGAGAAGCGCGCAGCGGCTATAGCAGCCTTCCACAAAGCCTCAGAAGCCCCCGCACCGACGGCACCGAAGCAAGGCCAAGCGCAAGAGCTACCGGTGCGAGATGCCACCAATATCTCCCCAGAAGAGATGAGCGCCATTGCACCACGTGCGCAAGCACCGGAACCAATCCAAGAGGATTTGGGACAACCGGATACCATTGAAGCCACAGAAGAGAAGCCCGTTGATCCGGTATATGAGCAGCTCGCCCGTCGCGAGCGCGCACTCCGGCAAAAAGCTCGTCAACAAGAGCAAGCATTTAAGGCGCGCGAAGACGCCCTTAAAGCTAAAGAGGCCGAATTAGCCTCTAAGGCTATGGCTCCCTCTACTGATCTATCTAAGTATATCCAAAAGGATATACTCAAGACCTCCCCTCTGCAAGCACTCGCTGAAGCTGGCCTGTCATACGACGAAATCACCCAAGCAATCCTCAACCAACAGCCCTCGGACCCACGTGTTGACGCTACGATCAACCGCCTTGAGGCTAAGATTCGCCAACTCGAAGAAGCTAACGAGAACGGCCAGAAAAGCCAGCAAGCCCAACAACAGGCTCAATACGATGCCGCAGTGAAGCAAATACGGGAAGATGCTAAGAAACTCGTCTATACGGACCCTGAGTTTGAGACGGTGAAAGCCACCAACTCAGTCAACGACGTCGTCGAACTCATCGAAGAGACATACCGTAAAGACGGGACACTCCTTGGTGTCGAAGAAGCCGCCAAGATGGTAGAGGACTACCTCTTGGAAGAGGCGATTAAGCTTACAAAGATTGACAAGATTAAGAAACGCCTTAGTGCATCGTCTGCGCAGACAAGCACTAAAGCACCGGCTCAGCAACAAGCCGCCTCTGCTCAACGGCAGCCACAAACGATGAAGACCCTATCTAATGCCGCAAGTACTTCTCGGCCGCTCAGCGCGAAGGAACGTGCCATTCTAGCATTTCGTGGGGAGCTAAAGTAACGACATCGATAAAACCCGTTACTAAGCAATATCTATAACTTAACTAATAGGAGTAGCCAATGGCTGCTATTTACGCTACTAGTGCCAACCAGATTGCGGCACTTAAAGAATTGTACACGGACGACAAGGAATACATAAATTAATTGTGTCGCCATCAGGCAACTGGTGGATGAAAACTGTCCAATATCGGTGAAAGCTGAGATGCCAATACCGAGAGAAGCTTAAAGCTAAAGATTTTAAGCCCTTGTAACGACTAGTATCTGATCCCGTAGATACGGACTAAAATGATACCACGAGTGGACGGCACCCCAAGAGGGTGATAAGATAGTCTGAGCTAGCATAAAGGATATTATGAAGCTCTGCACGATGTGCAAAATAAGCAAGCCAGAAACAGATTATTACAAATCTGGCAAAAGTTCGGAGTGCAAGGAATGCGCAAAGAAAAGAGCAAGGCTCTATCTTTATCCGAATCAGGATGCTCCTAGAGGACAAAAGTCTTCAGAGCAGCGTAAAGCGACCCAAGCTCGTTACCGAGAAAAAAATCGGGACCAGATTAGGGCCGGGCAAAGAAGGTATGTTAAAGAGAATTTGGCTAAAGTATTAGCCAGAACTCATAAATACCAAGCCCAAAAGCTAAACGCAACTCCTAAATGGCTTACTTTTGAACACTATAGGCAGATGCAAGATATCTTCTTAAAGGCTTCTGAGCTTTCAAAAAGTTTAGGACCTCACGAAGTTGATCACATAGTTCCACTTTGCGGAGATAATGTTTGTGGCCTGCATGTTCCTTGGAATTTGCAGATATTGCCCAGAGCAGAAAATCGTCGCAAATTTAACAAATGCTAGAAGCGCTGGATAAAGAGCCGGGCGCGATAACATATCTGGAAAGACCTTGTCTATAAAGAAAACCCGTTCTTGGCCCTTTTGCCCAAGAACGAAAGCCCTTCCTAACCGTCGGGGCTTTATTTTCCCGCTCAAAACAACTAACTAGTTGATATTTGGACGGATTCGCGGGAAAATACATTCCTAGAGGTATGGGAATGTAAAATTCTCCAGTATCGGGGGAAGCTGAAATGCCAATCCCGAGGTAAGCTCAAACAGTAACGATTTTGAGCCACCGTAGAGCGTAGTACTTGAAACTAGCCCCTAAAAATGCTAGAATAAAATAGTGCCAAGAGTGGAGAACAAGATGAAAATTCTTGATGATGTACGCCGAACTGATACGAAAAAATGCACGGGTTGCGGAAAGTTTGAATCTTTAGACAAATTTTATACATCTGCCAAAGAAAGCAGATGTAAAGAGTGTGTCAAAAAGAAACGCAAACAATATTACGACGAAAATAAAGAAGTCGTAAAAGCTAGGGTAACTAGCTACCGTAACCGGAATCCCGAAAAAATAAGGGATACAAAGCTGAAGCAAGCATATGGAGTAGGCTCCGCCTATTTCGACGCCAAGTTAAAAGAACAAGGCGGTGTTTGCGCAGGTTGTGGACAAAATCGAAAGGTTTTGTGGCGTGGAAAAGAAGTTGCTATGGCTTTGGATCACGACCACGGTACTAAAAACCCTAGAGGCGTTCTCTGCATTAAGTGTAACCGGGCTTTTGGCTTGCTTGAAGAAAATGTTCAAACAATGCTAAACCTAATAAAGTACACTAATAAGTATCAGAAGGTCGGATAAAAAGCCGGCCGATAACAGGGCTAATAAGCCCATTTGGTACCGATCGAGTTTGGAACGCCACAGGGCCGTTCGCATAGTTTCGCGAACGCTCAGAACCAACAAACTGCGAGCCAATTGGCTAGCTTCTTCGTCTATGTGATCGAAGACTACCAACTCGTTACGATCACCAACCTCCTTATGGAACAGACGAAAACGAACGCGGGCGCGTTTGTGGACGCTGCAAAACTCCAAATGGACGGTGGTTTCCGTAACTTGACGAACAACATCGCGTTCGAACTGTTCTCGGATGGTTCTGGCACGCGCGGTTTCATCGGTTCGGCTACGGCTGCTGGCTCGGTTTACACGATCACGTTGGCGAATATCCAACAAGTCGTGCAATTCGAAGTCAACATGCTTTTGGTAAACTACTCGTATGCGGCTGGCGTCATTTCGGCTCTTTCGGCAACGACGGGCCTCGTTACGTCTGTCAACCGCGCTACCGGCGTCATCACGATCCAAGCGTCGGCTATTGATGCTTCGTGGACGACTGCTGGAAACGGCCTTGGCATCTCTGGCGATATCGTCGCTGGTACTGTCAACACCGGCTCGAGCGAGTGTCTTGCTGGCCTCGGTGCGTGGATCCCGACCGCTACGCCTCCTCCGACGGACAGCTTCTGGGGAGTTAACCGTTCGACTGACCCGACTCGTCTTGCTGGCTGCCGTTTCAACGCGCAAGCCTACACGATCGAAGAAGGCATGACGAACGCCCTGGCGTTCTTGAACCGTGAAGGTGGCAAACCCGACCTTTGCATCATGGACTTCGCTTCGTACGCTGCACTCGTTAACGCCCTTGGCGCTAAAGTGGTATACGTTCAAGTCAACCATGACGAAGTGGAAGTGGCTTTCGAAGGTATCACGTTCCAATCGGCTTATGGCCGCGTGACCGTGCTTGCCGACCGTAGCTGCCCCCCGCAAACGGCCTACCTGTTGACGATGAACACCTGGAAACTGAGAAGCTTGGGCAAAGTGCCTCATATTCTCACTTATGGCATGGAGGGATTGGAGGGCCTGCGTGTCGGTACTGCTGACGCGTTGGAGATTCGGATTGCTTACTACGGCAACCTCATTTGTTCGGCCCCTGGGTGGAATTGTGTCGTAAGTTTGAGTGCTTAGGCACTTTGATGTCTAAACTTTAGACGTCTTAAACCCGGACTTAAAACCTCCGGGTTTTTTTATTCCCTTTTGCTTGACATAAAGAATGGAATGATTTAGTATTAGAGTAAGAAAGAGAGGGCTTTATGGTCATCTACAAAATCTCTAATACGGTCAACGGTAAGCTTTACATCGGTCAAACTACGGGCAAGCTAGGAGACCGATGGGCAGACCATAAGCGCTACGCTAGACAAGATGGGTCACGACAGACGGCATTATATAGTGCGATGCGCAAGCATGGCATTGAAAACTTCCACGTTGAGCAGATTGACTCAGCAACTACGTTGGACGAACTGAATATCAAAGAAGAGACCTATATTAAGGCCCTTAATACGGTCGCCCCAAACGGGTACAACCTTGAGCTTGGCGGTAAAAACAAGATGTGCCATGCCGAAACGCGCGAGAAAATAGCGGCCTCCCTCAAAGGCCGCCCTATCAAAAACCGGATGAACGGTGCCCCTAAAGGCCGCCCCGTCTCAGAGGAGCGACGCCAGCGCATCAGCGAGACCATGACCGGAGTTGCCCAGCCCTGGAAGTACAAAGCCGTTATAGCCGTTGAAACGGGCACTGTGTACGAGTCCGTTAACGCTGCGGCCGAGATGCTGGGCGTCAGCCGGGTGACTATATCTGGCCTTCTCAAATCGGGAAAACAGAGCAAAAAGCTTGGACTTAGCTTTCGGTTGATGGCAGAATCTAAGTAAGAGGAGGTCTTATGCATGCCGTATTAGGGTGGCTGGGTGCAGTGTGCTTGGCCTTAAGCGGTCTACCCCAGGCCATTAAGACAGTCCGTACACGCAAGGCTGATGATATCTCCTTCCTATTCCTGTCCCTTTGGCTCGGTGGGGAGGTGCTAACCCTCGCGTACGTCCTCCCGTCTTTAGACTTTCCGCTCATGGTCAACTACCTTGCGAACATCCTAATAGTCGGTACTATTATGAGATTCAAGTTAAAAGGTTCTTGACCCTCGTCCCCAGGTCCGATATTCTGTCCCCTAAGTGGATTTAGCCCTAAAGCCTCCGAAGAAAGGAAGGATACCAATGGCGGAAAATGATCGTCGCCACCTTATTGAGTATGTCGGAACTGCCTCAGACTTGGCCGAAAGCTTGCAGGGAGATATCAGGTCGGGTAAACGAACGTATAGCAACGAGACTATAGTAAAATTATCGAAATTTGTTGCTGCAGCTGAGCGTTTTAGGCATATACTTGACCTTATAGACCAAGTGCAAACTAACGAAAAAGGTAAACTACAGTAGGAGGGCTTGTGGAGAAGACTTACGAAGTGTTCCTGGACAACGGTAATGGACAGTACGAGTTTGAAGGCGTCTTTACCTCTCTTAAAGAAGTTGCTTTGTACTTAGAGATTCCAAAAGCTATTGTGACTCAGATTGCCAACGGGGAGTACGATGATATCGCCAATGAATACAAAACAATTATCATAAATCAGGTATTTGGCCCTCACGAATACCAGGCTGATTTGGACGCGCTTAGGAAGCCTAACAAAGAAGACAACAAGGAGGCAATGTTATGACATCTCGCAAGACCTCATTAGAATTCTTTTTTAACGGACATTGGGTGGTAGTTGAGTGTGAGGTTGGCGATGGTTGGATATCGCCTCAGACCGGCTATTACGAAGACAATGGTGACGAGTTGACCGATAATGAGCTGGACCGGGTTGCGGCGCGCCAAGACCAATTGGACCTAGCTTTGAACGGACTCGGTGGCAGGAATCCTAATAAAGGAGCTAAATGATGAGTAACGAAACCAAGGTTAAGAGTCTTAAAATTTATGCCGAAGGCCTCCAGGCCCGCCTGAAACAAGCTGTGCCCAAGAAACGGGAATGGCAGGCAGCGGCCTTTAAACAAATGCTTGAGATTGACTTGAAGAAAACATTGAATAAAATCGAGGAGTTGAGCAAATGAGCCGTCCCAAAAAAGAGCCTATTGGCCTTACGCCTGAGTTTCAAGCTGAGATCGCCAGCCTCACTACCGACGAGTTGAAGGCCAAAGTCGTCTTGCTCCAGGTGCAATATCAAGAGAACGAGGCGTTTAAAGAGACGCCTGAGTTTCAAAGCGCCCAAGAAGAGTTTGATTACGCCAAAGAACGTTACAACCAGGTAGCTGGCCCGATCAAAGAAACTGCCCAAGTGCTCAAGAACCGCACTAAGGCCGTTATTGAGACGCTTAAGGAAAAGGGCGGGGCCTGAAAATAATTCTAAAGTTTGGCCAAGGACGGCCGATAAGTAATACATCAAGGGGGAATATATGTTTCACATAGTAGTTGCCGCAGCGATCTTCTACTTCTTCTATTCCGGCGGCTTTACGCGCATGTTCACTGGTCGGAGGCCCAAATGAAAAAGCTCCACGTATGCGAACCTACCTATTTTAACGACAGCAAAGGCCGACCCTTGTGCATCTTAGCAGATGCCGTCAACTTCGACGATGCGGTAGAAAACGCTGCTATCTGCACTATGGACGACGACGGCGCACTTGATATCGTCAGTCACCTCTGCTTCGAAACAGGGGAGGTCTACGAAATCATGGTGAGGATTCTACAACGTGCTTGGATCACGGCCATTGAAAAAGACTTGGACAGCCACGATGAGCCAGCCTAAGTTTAAAAAGGGCAGCAGGGCCTATTTTGGGGAGTTTGTGCAGGTTACCATCGAAGAAGTGATACCTCCCAGCCAATGGGTGCCCTACTTTACCTATCGTGTAACGTTTTTGGGAGGGTATGGTGGAAGCGGTACGGCTACTGTTAGTGAAGACGAGCTATGCCCGGATCCTGCATTAAAAACGACTACTTGCGAGTGCGGGTGTCATTTGATTTACGGTCTTGAGAACTGCCACTCATTTTGGTGCCCCGCCCGTAAAAAAGACTAAAGTCCCTATAAAAAGGGCCGATAAGGTATTATGAGGATCTTTAACGTAGGCGACAGGGTGTCTTGGTGCGGTAAAAAGGGCATCGTATTGCGGCTAGGTAGCTATGACGAAGCTGACATCATTGTCCGGTTTGGGCCAAATGACACTAGGGTCTTTACGTTTGACGGCAAGCTAAGAGAAGATAGGAAAGTACCGAGTTTGGTAAAACTTAAAGAGGAGGACGAGAAATGAAAGCACCAATCACATCCTTTAATGGTTGGGTTTTGGGGAAAATCACGCAGTTTATGTCCGAAAAAGAGGGGTTTAATGTCGAAACTGTCGAATATACGGCTGAAGGTGCGAGGACTGTTATTCAAGACGCTTTTGGCTTTCGGTATGAAGTCCACATCAAAACCCTTAGCCGGCTCCACGACAGCCCCCAACAATCCTTTCCTGGAACCGAGGCTTGATATGCATAAATATCTTGTCTATTTTGACCCTGTAACGCGTCTTGTCATCTGGACAACCAGCCCTAATGCTGTGACGGGATATTACTATCACTGTCCACAAGCACTTGGGCACTTCGGTCCATTTGACAATACCCCGGCTGCTATGAAGCATTATAATAGTCTCATAAAGGCCCAATCGATAGCCTCAGTAACCCCATTTCCGCAAGCAGGGGGAAGTGTTATCCGGGTAGACTTTGTAGCGCGAAAACGCATATAACAGAGATGAGCCACTTTGACTTAAGTGAAGGCATGAGATATCCTCGCGCCCTCCCTTAAGGCGGCTGCTTTGCACGCTGATAGGTGAGTCCACGCTATATGCCTCTGGACAAAGGCGCAAAGCAAAAAGGATATTTTATGGCCAATCGTAACTGGGCTTCTGGCGGCAAAATTTACTCGATGCACGTCAGCCCTGTCCTTCTCGACTGCAACTTCGTAGTCGATAGCGCCAACGGCAACGGCTTTGGCATCCGCAGTCTGAAAGGACCGGCCGTTCAAGCTGTGTACATGCACACTTCGGCCACCCCGGCTGCCGGAAACCCGAATCCGGCTCCGGGATTCATTATTGTTCAACTCGCCGACAACTACAACCGTTACCTGAGCGGCTTCGCCGGTGCAATTGGTCCTATCGGAACGCCCTCCAACAGCGTTACGGCTGGCACTCCTGTAACGATTACGTCGCTCGGCACCACCACTCAAGCGCAGTTTCAAGCAGCTGGCCTACCAATTGGCATGACCGCTGCCGTTGGTGCCTCCTTCACCCCCACGGCCACTGGCGCTATGGGCGGTACGGGAACGGCCGCCCCTGTCGCTACGACGGGCTCGGGCATTGATCACATCGAAATCGTTGGTGACCCGAACGCTACCATTGCCTCGACTCAACCACAGGCAGGAGGAGCGCTCTTGACGATGCGCTGCATGCTCTCGAACGCCACTGCGACTCCTGCCGACGGTAGCGTTATTAGCTTGGCAATGCTGCTGAGCAACAGCTCCATTCTCGTCCTCGGCGAGTAAGAGGCTGTTATAAGACCTGAAATGGGTTGGTGCGTAGTATAAACCCTACGCTTAAAGTGCAAGGCCGCCAACCCAGACCTTTAGAAAGGTTTTATGGCCCTACCTGGTACGCCTCAAAACTTCAACGTTCAAGCCGCTAATGGCCAAGTACTTGTTTCTTGGAACCTTTCGGCTGGGGCAGCTTATTATCAGGTCCAACGTAGCTTAGATAACGTTACGTTTACGGCCCTTGCCACGGTGTCTGGAAGCCCATTGGCGACGTCATATCTAGACACCTCAGTGTCTCTAGGTGTTCAGTACTGGTACACCGTAGCTGCTTCCAGCGACAATATAACGTATAGTCCGCCTACGCTCTCTCAGAACGCCATACCGACTCCCACAGGCGAGATGAGCCTTGCCGATATCCGGCTACAGGCCCAACAGCGCGCTGATCGAGTCAACTCAAACTTCGTAACGCAGCCGGAATGGCGCAACTACATCAATAAATCGATGTTTGAGCTCTATGACCTGCTCATTACGGTCTACGAAGACTATTACATTGCGCCTCCGATTCAGTTCGTCGCTGACGGTACTAGCTTCCAATACGCCTTGCCAACGGGCTTCAATACGTTCTTGAATGGACTTAATCCCACATTAACTATTACGCCTCCGCCCTTCTATAAACTGTCAGGCGTCGATATGGCGCTTAACAACGCCACCAACGGCTATGTCACGGTCAACAAATTCAACTTCATAGATCGTAATAACTTTGTGTATCCGAATACTTCAAGCACCATCTACGGTGTCTTCAACCTGCAATACCGGCTGATGGGGAACAACATCCAGTTCATTCCTACGCCTTCTGCTGGCCAAGCATTGCGACTGTGGTACATCCCACGGCTTAAAGAGCTGCTCTTAGAGACAGATACCACCAACACGGGTATCTCAGGTTGGCTTGAATATGTTATTGTCAGAAGCGCTATAATGGCTTTGGCGAAAGAAGAGAGCGATACTTCCCTTCTTACGCAAGAGCTGGTTATGCTGAAACAGCGTATTGAGGAGTCGGCTGCAAACAGAGACGCAGGTCAGCCAGACACCATTAGCAATACCCGCACACCTTGGGGACCCAACAGCACAGGCTACGGGCCAAATGGTCGCGGGGGCTACTGATGTCAGTTCTCCCGCGTAAACTCTCATGGGACATGGCACAAGATAGATGGGCGACCATCATTGAGCCTGTCGTCGCTCAACCGTTTAACCAAGGCTTGATATTGAAAAATGTCTCGTTAGTTGCGGGGGCGAACGTCGTCAATCACAAATTGGGGCGAAATTTGACAGGGTGGAATCCTACTCGAATTCGTGCTTCAGCTACGATTTTCGACACGCAGGACTCTAACCAGACCCCGCAATTAACACTTAACCTTGTCGCCTCGGCCAATGTGGTCGTTGATTTGCTGGTGTTTTAATGTCTAGCACGCTGTCGCCTAATATGAGCCTTATAGTGCCAACGGTGGGCAGTGAAGCCGGACCGACCTATGCCCTTGATATCAATAGCTCTTTGGCCATTATAGATGGGCACAACCACTCTAGCGGCTCTGGTGTTCAAATCACCCCCTCGGGCCTTAATATCAACAGTGCCTTGTCGTTCCAGTCGAACCCAGCTACCACGCTTTCTTACGCCTCGTTTGCCGTTAGCGGTAGCGCGCCCTCAGCTAGCCAGAGCTTATACGTCCAAAACGGCACTGAAAGCCCTATAGCGCTCCCCGACCTATGGTACTTCGACGGTACTAATAACATTCAGATTACGTCTGGCGGCACTGTAAATGCCTCTATTGCATCTTTACCAGGGCAGTCGTACGCAGCCGGTGTGTTTAGCTGGAAGCAAGGGACTGGCTCAACCGTTCCCGCCAACTTTGATATCGGTTCTATCATCATCAGGCCCAACGTAGCGTCTACGACACTTGGCACAACTATTGCGCCCTCCGCCTCACTTGCCTCGTCCTTTACTCTTTTACTTCCAGCAACGCTCCCCGTCAGTACGCAGTTTGTCACGCTCGACTCGTCCGGGAACCTAGGGACAGTGTCGTCGATTCAACCGACTCAGATTGCAACGGCTTCGATCACAGGCTCCCTGCTAGCCAACCAAACGATTACGGCTACACAAATTGCTAATAATACTATTGACTTAGCACAGCTCGCAGCAGACCTTCAACAAGCTCTCACACCAACAGGTGCAATCCTTTCTTATGGTGGAACTTCGGCCCCATCAGGTTTCCTATTATGCGACGGCACTTCGTATCTTCAAGCCGCCTATGTTAATCTCTTTGCAGTCATCGGAACTGCTTTTGGTACCGCCGATGGAACACACTTTAACGTTCCCGATCTACGAGGGCAGTTTTTAAGGGGCAGAGACGGCACAGCTGGCAGGGACCCTGATAAAGCTTCCCGTACCGCAATGAATACTGGCGGTAACACTGGAAACAATGTCGGTTCTGTCCAGAGCAGCCAGTTCGCTAGCCATACACACACGATGCTGGTCGAGGATAATGGTGCAGCTCCTCCACCTTATGTTCTGCCGTTTGGCAACACCTCAGTTTATGGTGTTACTCAGGCAACTAGCGCAACTGGCGGCAATGAGACTCGGCCTATTAACGCTTACGTCAACTACATTATTAAGACGTAACCGATGGCCCTTCAAAAAGCCCCCATCAATATTAATTTTGCTTCCGGACTAGAGACCAAGACCGATAAGAACCAAGTGCCATTGGGCAAGTTTTTGGCGTTGCAAAACTCTGTGTTTGACACTGTGGGGCGGTTGACAAAGCGCAATGGTAACGCACACATAACAACATTGCCTAATGCCGACCAAACGACGCTTACAACGCTTAACGACAACCTATTAGCGACAGGTTCAAACCTATACGCTTTCAGCGCTGACACCAACCAATGGCTCAACCAAGGCCCTGTCCAGCCGGTGCGCCTCGATGTAGCTCCATTGGTTAGGGTTAGCACAAGTCAACAGTCGCAAGACTCAGTGACAGCGGCTAATGGCCTGGTTTGCCTGGTCTATATCGACAATAGCTTAGCCTACTACCAGATCAGTGACAGTGTCACAGGCCAGCAGATTGTACAGCGCACCGCTTTACCGTCAACGGCTATCTCCCCGCGTACGTTCCTGTTCGGAAATTACTTTGTTATCAGCTACATAGACACTTCTGGCAGCGCTAGTCTTAAAGCCTTGGCTATCTCTACCGCAATGCCCTCAGTGTTCGGCACGGTGACCGTAGGTACCGTCACTAGCTCCACCTTCCAAGGATACGACGCTGTCGCCTATGGCGATAACCTTTACTTCGCTTGGGCAGCGACCTCTACCTCTATCAATATCGCTTACTTAAACCCGTCCTTTGCAGTTAGCGCCCCTGTGACGCTTGCTGCCCATACAGCTAGCCTCATGTCGGTAACAGCTGATAGTAGCACCAACGTCATCTGGCTGACTTTTTGGGATAGCGGCACCACCAACGGCTTTGTGACGGCCTACTCGCAGATATTAGCGCCTATAGCTGCCACAACGCATCAAATCATTACAAGCGCCAGTATCAACCAATTGACGTCGGTAGCCGCTAACGGCACCTTAACAGTCATTTACGATGTCGCTAACAACTATGGCGGTGCGATTGGCGCTGTCCCGACCGACTTCTTAGACATCGTAACTGTACCACAGGCGGGCAGCCCTAGCTCAGCGACTACAATCCTTCGGTCTGTAGGATTGGCTTCTAAAGCGTTTATAGCGCCCTCAGGCACGATCTATATGCTAGTGGCATACACCAGTGCTAACCAGCCGTCGTACTTCCTGATCGACTCTACAGGCGCTGTATCCATGCGCCTGGCCTATAGCAACGGTGGCGGCTATATCGTCGGCCAAGTACTCCCCTCAGTGTCGCTTTTAAATGACACCTATCAAATCTCGTACCTAATCAAAGACTTCCTAGCAACGACAAATAAGGGCACTAACAACCCTACCGGCACTCCCTCAGCCGCCATTTACACGCAAACTGGCATAAATCTTGCGAAGATCGCTATCAATACCTTTGGCCAACATAGTTCTGAGATTGCCAATACCCTCCACCTAACGGGCGGGCAACTGTGGCAGTACGATGGCGTCAGGCCCGTTGAGCACGGCTTCCAGGTATGGCCAGACAACGTAACGGTTAGCCCCGCTGCCACTAGCGGTAGCATCACCGCAGGCACCTATTACTACGTTTTTACGTACGAATGGACCGACAACCAAGGTAATCTGCATCGCAGCGCCCCTAGCATCCCTGTTAGCCAGGTGACGACAGGTGCGATTAGCGCCAATACACTCACTGTGCCCACTCTGCGTCTTACTTATAAAGTGGTCCCTAACCCGGTGCGCATCGTAGGATATCGTTGGAGTGTAGCGCAGCAAGTGTATTACCAGTTTACGAGCATCACGTCACCCGTCGTCAACGATCCAACCGTGGATTATGTAACGATTACGGATACTTTGAGCGATCTTAGTATTTTAGGCCAAACGCTCCTATACACCACTGGCGGTGTGATCGAGGATATAGCGGCCCCGGCATCTATCGCCAGCACACTGTATAAAAACAGGCTCTTTTTAATTGACGCGGAAGACCAAAACCTTCTTTGGTACTCCAAAATCGTAATAGAGGCGGTCCCAGTTGAAATGTCCGACTTGTTCACGCTTTATGTTGCCCCTACGACCGGAACCCAAGGATCTACCGGCCCGTGTACCGCGCTCGCCGCTATGGATGATAAACTCATCGTATTCAAAGCCAACGCGGCTTATTACGTTACTGGGGCAGGCCCGGATAGCACAGGCGCAAATAACGATTTCAGCGATCCAATATTTATCACCAGCAGTGTTGGATGTTCAAATCAGGATTCCATTGTGCTTATGCAAAACGGACTCATGTTCCAGTCCACAGGAAAAGGAATCTGGCTCTTAGGCCGAGACCTCAGCACTCAGTACATTGGCGCTCCCGTTGAGCAATATAATGCTAACGTTGTTAAGAGCGCGCAGAGTATTCCAGGCACCAACCAAGTGCGTTTTATTCTAGATAATGGCATTACATTGATGTACGATTACTATATGGGCCAATGGGGAACCTTCAATAATATCAACGCCATAAGCAGCACCCTGTACCAAGGCGCTCAGACATACCTAAACGCCCAAGGACTGGTATATCAAGAGACTCCCGGCACCTATATCGACGGCTCTACGCCTGTTCTGATGTCTTTTACGACGGCTTGGGCTAACGTTGCGGGCCTGCAGGGGTATGAGCGTTTCTATCAACTGTTGCTTTTAGGCAACTACTTCACTCCATTTAAACTTAACGTGCAACTAGCCTACGATTACAACCCTAGTAATTCCCAAGCGACCATTGTCACCCCGGATAACTTCGGAGGTGTCTGGGGTAGCAATAGCGTTTGGGGCTCTCCAGGGGGCTGGGGAGGCGTAGGCCAACCTTTCGAGGCCAGGGTGTTCCCACAGGTGCAGAAGTGCGAAAGCTTCCAGGTCACCGTGAACGAACTGTACGATCCTTCTTACGGTACGGCACCGGGGCAAGGGCTTAGCCTCTCGGGCCTTAATCTCACTGTCGGCATCAAGAAGGGCCAACGTACCTCTACCGCTGGACGCTCCTTTGGTTGATCTATATAGGTTCGACAAGACAGAGCATTTTGAAGACCTTATCGCCATGCATGTTGGCCAAGACAGTGATATGGCCTCAATCATTACTAAAGCGACACTCCCTAAGCTAGGGTACATTGCTTATAACGACGAGATGGAACCTATTGCAGCGGCTTTCCTACGTCAAGTTGAAGGCGGCTATGGCCAACTCGATACCATGGTTTCGAACAGTCAACTATCGGGAATGATTAGACATAATGCCCTATCTATGATAGTCGATTCTCTTATCAGTGATGCTAGAGCGTTAAATCTGCAGGGCCTCATATGTTACACTAGGGACGAAAGTGTAATTAGAAGGGCGCAATCTATTGGATTTCATCTTTGCCCTCACGCAGTTATCAGCCTAGACCTGAAAGGTAGGGTATAACTATCGGCTTCGTAGGCGGTCTTCTCGGTACAGCTGGCGGTGTTAATGGCACAGGTATACAAGGGCCAAGTGGCACAAATATTGTCAATGCTGCAAACCAAGGGCAAGCAGATCAACAGTACACAAACGCCCAGAACGCCCTCCAAGCACAACAAGGCTTTGTCAACTCTGTTAACGCTGCTAATGGTGTCGGAAATCAATCTCAGGTCTTCAATCAATTACAAGGTGTCGCTAACGGGACTGGACCCAATCCCGCTCAAGCCCAACTGGCGCAGGCGACTGGAGCGAATACCGCTAATCAAGCAGCTCTTATGGCCGGACAGCGCGGCACAGGAGCTAACGCGGGGCTTTTAGCGCGTCAGGCGGCTATGCAGGGTGCCAATAACCAACAGCAAGCCGCTGGACAAGCCGCTACGATGCAAGCCAACCAAAGCCTTAACGCTTTAGGCCAAATGGGCGGTATTGCAGGACAACAAGCAGGCCAGCAAGCACAAGCGGTCCAAGGGCTTAATACCGCTGCCCAAGGCGAACAGGGACAGATTCTTGGGGCCATTGGCAACCAGAACAATGCTAACGTCGGCATGCAGGGCAACATCAATACAGCCAATGCGGGCTTAGCTGGCTCTACTATGCAAGGGCAGCAAAACCTCATGGGCAATATCTTTGGCGCTGCAGGTTCTGCGGCTGGTCTGGGCGGAGGGGCCGAGGCCGAGGGCGGGTGGATTGGGCGCTATGCTGGTGGCGGAGGAGTACAAGCCAATGGCCAACCTAGCGCCTACGCGCCAATTGCCCCTGGCACAAGCCCGTTTGACCAGGCCCCACAGCAATCTGTCGCTGCGCCTACAATCCCACAAGCGCAGGCTCCAGTCGCTCAGGCTCCCACAGGCCCTCAATCTAACGTTGGCAAGCACTTCGCATCTCAAAACAACCCCCAACAAGCGCCTCCTCTACAAGGAATGTCTCAAGTAGGGAATGTTTTAGGCCAAGCCCTGGGTGCAGGGTATAACGCCATGTTTGGCTCGGGAAGCACCACTCCCAAACAAGCTGGCGGGTATGATAGCTCGGATATTACGGCTATTCAAATGGGCGCTCCGGGCACAAGGAATCCAGACGGCACCATGACGAACGACTCTATGGCCACCATGATGCGCTCAAACGTGGGCATGGCCGAAGGCGGCAAAGTGCCAGCTATGGTCAGCCCCGGTGAACGCTACCTCAGCCCACAGGCCGTTAAAAAGGTTGAGCAAGGTGCCGACCCTATTAAAGCAGGCAAAAAAGTCCCCGGTAAGCCCAAAGTTTCAGGTGCTAAGAACGACTATGCAAACGACACTGTACCTGCTACACTTGAAGAAGGCGGCATCGTTCTCCCGCGCTCAGTGACGCAGGCCAAAAACCCACATTGGGCCGCCCATGCCTTCGTAAGTCAACTAATGGCGAAGCAGGGAAAATCCCTGCCCAAGAAACCTAAAAAATGAGCAAAATAAAGCTGGATCTCAATCAGTTCAAGCACGTTAAGTCTGACGACAAATCGACTACGTTGCAGCATAAGCAGGGTCACACGCTGACCATTGCGCACAAAACCTTAGGTCCAGAAGCCCAAGCGCAATTAAAAGCGCTTGCGCCTATTGCCAAGCAAGCCGCCACTCCCTTAGAGCGCGATCAAATGCATCACGAAGGACTTGCCGAAGGTGGCAAGGTAGACAAGCAACCAAAAAAAGAGCCCTCGGCCGCTGAGATGCTTCGGGACACTCCCGCCAAGCCCTTTGGCCGCACCACCGTCGTCGACAGAACACCAAAAGCTCATAATAATGTCAAAGTTATTGACGAAAAGCACCCCGATCATGATGCTTGGCGTGAATATTTCACTAAGAAGTTTGCCGAAGGAACGCCTGACGAACCTGTCCAAGCCCCTGCGCCAGAGGCCAAAACGGCTGTCCAGGCGACTCCACCCCCTCAGGTCAATCCGGAGCTAGACGAGAAGCGCCAGATATATAAAGAGCTTGGCGGTAAGAGCAGTATGGTGTGGGGAGCGCCAGGCACTATGGCAGCCCACGTCTTCTCAGCGGGTGAGCCCGACGATACTTCTAAGGATTTCGATCCTAAGCGGTGGCAAGAGGCCGAGCAAACGTACGCCAATCAACAGCAGTTGAAGGCCGAAGGCGCTCAAGAAGAAGAACAAAAGAGACAGTTCGACTCTCAGCAACGGCAAGCCGCTGGCCTAGCGCCTGCTATCGTCCAACACCCGGATGGTGCAACGCAACCTGCTGCCGATATAAACGCCCCTGCCTTCCAAACGCAGCCTGCAAAGCCGCCTAAAGAGCAGCCAGGTGCCTTTGCTGAGGCCGAAGGTACGTTTAGACAGGGCCTAGGACAAGCTAAGCAAGGTGAACTACAGAAGGCTGAGGCCGTTGGACAGCTTGGCAAAGAGCAAGCCCAACAATATCAACAGAGCATTGATTCCCAACAACATGCCCAGAACATGTTCCAACAACAATATGGCGCTTTAGACCAAGAGCGTAAAGCCCATATCCAAGACATTCAGAATGGCTACGTTGATCCTGAGAAATATTGGGACAACCACTCTAAGATCGCTACGGGTATCGGCATGATTCTTGCGGGATTCAACCCCACAAGCAATCCTAATGCCGCTATCAACTTCTTTAAAACGCAGATGGACCAAAACCTCCAAGCACAAGCCAAAAACTTAGACGCTAAGAACAATTTGCTGTCAGCCAACCTTCACCAGTTCGGTAACCTCCACGACGCTGCCGCTATGACCCGTATACAGATGCAGGATGCCCTTAGCGCGCAGATGGCCAAGGCCGCTGCCGCTAACGCCAGCCCTGTCGCCAAGGCTCAAGCAGAGGCCACCATAGGCCATTTAAACATGGACGCCTCCCAACAGCTACAGCAGTTTGCCATGCGCAAGATGATGATGGACATCATGAACCCAAAGGCGCAGGGCAACGGCCAACAAGCTGCCTCTGATCCTAACGATCCAGACGGCACTGGACGCAATATCAGGGCGCTAGACGCCATTGGTGCGCATGACCAAGCCGACTTGCTCCGGGAGCAGTATGTGCCGGGCGTTGGTCGCTCGGCCACTGGCGCTAAAGTGCCAGAAGACGTTAAAAAGCAGATCATTGCGCATAAGGCTGTGAATGATCTTATGAATATGAGTTTAGAGTTCACCAAGAAGTATGGTGGATCGCATAACCTCGATCGTTTGAACCCGGCCGAACGTGAAAAAGTCACCAACCAGGCCGCTACAATCCAGAACCAATTGATTGGGCAGATTAAGCAAGCCCAGCACGACGGTGTTTATAAGCTCTCAGAAGCTGATTTCTTGATCAAACAGATTGGTGGCAGCCCTTCGGGCTGGATGGCCAACTGGAACTCCGTTCCTCAGATTCGCCAAATGCAAGCTATTAAGCAATCTGAGTACAATCGTTTGCTTGGGGGCTATGGCCTTCCCCAGCAGAAGTTGCCACAAGAGCCTGGCGAAGCTGAGACAAAAACGTTCAATGGTGCTAAGTATCAAAAAGTCCATGGTGGTTGGAAGAAGGTCCAGTAATGGCCGATGCTCCTGATTTCATTCCTGATGGGCAAATGCCTTCGGCTGAGCCCGTTGCGGCCGCTACCCCACAGCCCTCTGGATCGCCTGACTTCATTCCTGATGGTCAGTTCCAGGCCGACGAGGATAAGTTTAGTGGTACGGGCGAGACTATTAAGGCTGGTTTAGAGGGTGCTGGGCGAGGGCTTATTGGCTCGACAGCTATGGGCGCTATCGAACGCCATGGGTTTGGGGTTCCTAAAGCCAATATCCTAGGTCGCCAGGAAGCCCACCCCATCGTTGGCGGCTTAGGCGAGGTGGCAGGGTTGACAGCCGGAGCGCTTACCGGCACTGGCGAGGCGGCTGTACTCGGGAAGGCTGGAGAAGCAGCGGCTGGGCTTGCAGGCCTTAGCGAAGCCGGCAAAGGTGCCAGCTATGCAACGCGCGTAGGCTCCTCCCTAGTTAAACAAGCTGCTGAGATGGCCGTAATGCAAGGCGACAACGAAGTCGCCAAACTAGTTCTAAATGATCCTAAAGCCTCTAGCGAGAGCGCACTGGCTAATATAGGCCTTGCAGCGGCCCTAGGCGGTGCCGGTGGGGCCTTAGGTGCAGGCGTCGTTAGCCCTCTATGGAAGGTTTCTGGCGGCCCTAAACTCACTGAGGCGTTGTCTGGCCTCACTAGTCATTTGAATGGCAATAGCCTTGAGATGCCCGAAGTCGTCAATAACGCTGTAAAAGACCTTGGGCTTGCTCTAGACGCCACTGTGTCGGCAGCTTTGTCGGGCGACCCAAAGGCCCTAGAATACGCCCAAGACCTTTACCGTGGTGAGCACCGTAAGTTTATGGAGCATCTTGAAAGCCTTCCCAAAGCGGCTCAAGAGTCGGTAGCTCAAAGCCTTGGTACCCCACTAGAGGATCTTATCAGCTTCTCTAAAGCCGATGCTGGTAGAGAAGCCAGGGATACCTTTATCAACGAACTGTACAAGAAATACGGCCCTATCGCTGAAAAACTGCAAAAACGCAATGCAATGGCTGCTACCATTAGCCTCCCGGATGAAGCGCGTAGGGACTTTGGCTCTAAGATCATGGAGCACGCTATCGGTCCCAAAGGGCCGGGCACCAACTCCGACTACTATCAAATCTACGAGAAGTATGCTCAGCGTGTCATGGGCGCTGACACTGTCGGTGAGTTGGACAAGATTCGCACCGAGCTTGGTAAGATGAATTCGTTAAACGGTAACGAACGCGACGCTTACAACCAACTACGCAGCATGATTGGTGATTTTCAGGAACAACAGATCAATCGCCAAGGGCGTGCGCTGGAAAAACAAGGCTCTGAATACGCCAGTGCTGCCGCCAAAGATTTAGTAAAAGAGCGCCAAGCGACGAACACCGAGTACGCGCAGTATCGTCGAATGATGGAAGAGTTAAACGGCCACGCTCGCTTGGGCGACTTCCACGGTACAGGCACCCTAAAGACGAAACTCAATGAGAAACTGTCCCCTGAGGACTTTCTTAACAAGTTTTCGCCTAAGAACAACTCAGAGGCCATTGGTTTCTTACAGAAAAACTTCCCTGAAACGGCCGCTAAGCTGCAAGACGTTGAAAAAAGAGAGTTTTTAGCCAAGCATGTTAAAACACACCTGGGCGAGCCGGTGGTCGATTATAAGACGCTGAGCAACGCTGTTGAAAAACTGCAAAAAGGCAGCCCTGAGTACGCTAAGTACGTCTTGCCGGATGCGGCCATTAGCAAGATTCAGTCGGCTAAGACCTTGAACGACGCTCTAGGGTCTATTAAGAACATAAAGAACAGCGGCACGCCTGCGGGCTTGGCCAAGGTTTTTAAACATATGGGAGCAAGTGCCATTGGAGCCATTGGCTATCTAATGGGGCACAACCCTATCTCTGGCATGCTATTGGGCGAGATGGCTGGCCGTCTAGGTAAAGACGCCCCAGAGGCTATTAAATATAGTCTGCTTCACTTCCTTGGCTCCGACAAGCCGATCAAAGCGGAAGGCTTTAAGGCTATGGTGGACTTTATCCACCAGTCGATGAAGGGCGAGCAGCGCCTCACAAATGCCGTTGGCGAAGTGTTTGGCAATGGCGTGCGCGTATTGGCCAAGAACAATATGCCGTCCGAAAAGGACCAAGCCAGGATCGACAAGGCCATTACAAAGCTCCACGATGATCCACAAGAGCTAAACCGCCTGGCCGAAGGTGATATTGGCCACTACATGCCCAATCATCAGACGGCATTGTCGCAAACAATGGGTACCCAACTTAAATACCTTGAGCAGCTAAAGCCCAAGGAGAAGAGCACTGGCCCTCTGGACAACCCTATCCAGCCCTCCGCAGCAGCAGAACCCCGGTATAACCGAGCACTTAGCATCGCAGCCGACCCTACCGTCGTCCTCGCCCGCCTAAAGAACGGTCAGTTGCAGAGCAGCGACTTGGTTGACCTAAAGAACATGTACCCGTCGATGTATACAACTATGGCCAATAAGATCACCACCCAAATGGCTGCCGCTAGGTCCAAAGGTGAGACGATTGACTACAAGACGCGCATGGGATTGTCGCTGTTCCTAGGACAGCCCCTTGATTCTACGATGTCTCCTATGGCCATCCAAGCTGCCCAACCGCCTTCGCCCCAACCGATGCAGCAGCAAGGTGGGGGGTCTAAGAAGCCAAGTGCTAAAGCCTCAACATCTATGAACAAAGAGGCTAAGGAACATCAGACTCAATCGCAGGCGGCAGAATCAGATAGGGCTGGACGCGATTAGGGACTAAAAGCAAGGGTATACGCCTAGGGACGACAGTCCCTTGCCTATCAGGAGGCTGAAGTGAGTTCAAGACCGGTTTTTACGCCTTTCCAGGTTATTACTAACGCCTCTATGGCGTCCAGTGTCACTTCAGCCGTCACCATCGTCAAGATGCTCTCCCAAATCAGCTACGATATCAGCTGGACAGGAACGCCAACAGGTGCCTTCTCTGTTCAAGTCTCTAATACCTATAGCCAAAACGCTGATGGCAGTGTGCAAAACCCCGGCAATTGGACGACTCTAACCTTGAGCACCACGCCTTCTGCCACAGGGAGCGCTGGCAATGGATTCATCGACATTTATGCAACAGGAGCTTACGCTCTTCGTCTCGTATATACTGCTGCTGGCGGTTCTGGCGTTCTTAACGCGGTGATATCCGCTAAGG